TGAACTCACTGGTACTCTCGTACAAGTTAAATGGTCCGATCAAGTGAAACGCCTGCGTTTTGGTCGGTGGATTGCTCGTTTAGGAAGAAGTTCCGGGTGATGAAGGTTTCGTTAGAGAGATGTTTCGGTGTCTCTTTACCTTTACCATTGTTTCCGGTTCCTCCGCCTGAGCGAATGTTGCGTTTTAAGGAGTTTTGTAGTGCTCCTTTGGAACGCAAGGCCCATCTTTGGGATGTTCATCTACAAAAATTGGGAAAGCGCTCGCGCTTCTCGATTTGGATGTCCCTTTTCCTATTTAGGAAGATTCTTCCCTCGAACGCTCCAGATCTGGAGGAATTCATGGACAGAGTCTCAGTTCCCTCACCGGAACCTGATCCTCTGTTCATCGAATATGTTCAGAAAGAAATCCCTTTTCTATTCCGTAAGGGATGGGACAAGGGCTATTCTAGACAAACTGAGCTTGCGGTTGCTTCAACCTCAGCTTGTTCAGAACGTTCGAGATCGAAAGGTGGTTGTCGAATGCATTGGTTGTCTATCTACCATGATGAAGCTCGCAGTGAGTTCTGCGATTTTCTTCGTGGGAAAATGGACAATTCTTGGGCAGTTCCTAATGTTCCAGCTCGCCTATCAGCAGTACCCACTGCTGGTAAGGTTAGATTGTTGTCTGTGACATCAGCTAGAACACAGTTACTGTCTCCATTGCATAAAACTATGTATAACCATATTTCGAAGCAATCTTGGCTTCTCCGAGGAGATGCCAAGGCTCGATCTTTCAAAGATTTCAAACGGGTACCTGGTGAGGTATTTGTCAGTGGCGACTATGAGAGTGCTACTGATTGTTTGAATCAAAATGTTCAGAAGGAAATTTTGAGACTTATCCTTCAACAGTGCGAGCATGTCCCTAACGTTTTACGTCAGGAGGCCATGCAAACACTGTCGATGAAGTTATCTTTGAAGAGAAAGGATGGTAGCGAGAGGATTGAGGAGGTGAGGACCGGTCAGATGATGGGTAGTCAATTGAGTTTTCCACTTCTCTGTGTGGTTAATTATCTTGCCTTTCGTTTTGCAACGATGGACAAGAAAATACCTGTCAAGATAAATGGTGATGATATTGTCTTTCGTTCGAAGCCATCTGTGGCTGAACGATGGATGAACTCAGTATCTCACGCCGGTCTGAAACTGTCTCGCGGTAAGACCTTAGTTGACTGCAGCGTTTTTACGCTAAATTCAACTTTGTTCTCCGCTAGTCAGTTTTCGGTGAAGTCTCTACCTTTCATTAGAGCGAAGGCTCTATTTGGCACTGATGAAGGGTATACTTCACTTACGGGTCGATATCGCTCTTTCGCACCTGGCTTTGGACAAGCCAGGGCGTTCCGATTACGTTCTGTCTTTCTGAGACAAAATGTAGGTTATATTGCGAAATCGAGACGTAGTCTCAATCGGGGGTTAGGCATGCGTGTCCCTCTGGAGCTGTTGAAGCTGTCCAGAATGTGGGGTCGAGAGGTAGATTATCTTTCTTTACCGAAAGAGAAGAAACCTCCCCCATCTAAGTCAATGTGGGAAATGCAGCCTGATGGTTACCATATCGAGCATAAAGAAGAGAAGAAGGCATTATCTAAGGAAGAACAAAGGGAATTGGTAGATGCAGTGGTTTCTGCTGCGTGGAAGATTCCTGATGCGAAGATGGATTCTTATGAAGACATGTATGATGGTGGTATTAATCGTCCTGCGATGAACTACCGCCGTGGTGCACGTCTGATGGGAACTCAATACGGTTGCTTAAAGAAAGTAGTTGAGGTACATCGTCTCCAGGTGTATTTGAATTATCTTTCCACCGCAAAGAGGACTTACCCTACGTGGGTTAAGAATAAAGAGAGTGATCCACCTCCTTCCGCCTATGAAGAAGGAGATATTCAATTACCAGTCCCTCCTATAGATCTAGGACCGACGACTGTGTGGGATGTGGCTGAGATAACTGAGATTCTCGACGTTTGCTCCTTCGGGGGTGAGGAGTTGATTATTGATGACGTTGATTATCAGCAGTCCCTTAGACGACTCTCGAGCCGTAACAAGTTGAAGGTATTCAAAAATGGAATTGGGATTGGCCCACCTACTAACTTCTAGACGGTCTCCCCAACGTCGTGGCATTGCGTTCAGCCTACGACGAACCTTGCTTAATTGTTCAGGTCCCCTACGAGGTCACCGTCCATAGTGGATCAACCTAGGTAGGTTGTTTACGTTACCAATCTGGCTTCGGCTAGGTAGATTCGAACCCACTAGTAAGAGTCGACTGATCTGAGATAGGAATAAGGATGATGACAGGATGGTTACGACCACCTGCAAGGGCGATACGTGACTTAGCATACCTATCAATGAACTCCAGGTGGAGTTACTAAATCAACCAATCTCCTTGTGAGGTAGATACGAGTTGGTAGGGATGATTGCTTGTAAGTTCAAACGAAAGGAGAATTAGAGAGTGATGTAGTGGGCTCGGAAAGCCGGCGCGGTCGAACTGGACCTTAAACGAAGTCCCAACTTGTGGGATTGTAGCAAGGATGAACATAAGAAAGTTTAGGGTTATGTAGGAGAAATTCCTATGTGGTATTCCCGGACCTGAGACGTACACGAGACATCGTTGATGACTGTTCGTTGTTCCGGACCTAGGGCTTCTTGGGTGATTCACAACCGACCAGTCTGGGCGGTATATAAATACAGAAGACGCTGGGCGTTGAGGTGGA